AACTATTGAGAATCCAACCTTTTCAAGCCAGGTCAAGTCTGAATGCACTTCAAAGGCTCAAGACTTTGGGAGTAAGTTTGAACCACCTAAAAGTTTCGTAAAGAACGCTCTCAAGACTGGTATTCAAGATGAACTCACGGCACTCTCAAAGTTTAAGGAGATGAAGGAACTCTCAAAATCTGACGGTACGCGAAAGTCCAAAATTACTGGTATTCCCAAATTGGATGATGCGAACAAGGCGGGTACGGCACAATCTGGAAAATGTACGCTCATCGTCACCGAGGGTGACTCAGCGAAGACTCTCGCAGTCGCGGGTCTCTCCGTCGTTGGTCGTGATCACTACGGTGTCTTCCCTCTTCGTGGGAAGTGTAAGAATGTTCGCGATGCCTCTGTCACACAGCTCACATCAAACCAAGAGTTCAACGATCTCAAGAAGATCTTGGGTCTTCAACAGGGTAAGGACTATCAAGATGTTTCCGAGCTTCGGTATGGTCGTCTCATGATCATGACGGATGCCGATAACGACGGTTCCCACATCAAGGGTCTCATTCTCAATATGATTCACTACTTCTGGCCAAGTCTTCTCAAGTTGGGTTTTGTTGTGTCTATGGTGACACCAATTATCAAGGCATCCAAAGGTTCTCAATCCAAGTCATTCTACACAGATTCTACATTTAGATCTTGGTATGGAAACGGACAACCTGGATGGAAAATCAAATACTATAAGGGTCTCGGTACGAGCACGAGTGCCGAAGCTCGGGAATACTTCAAGAAGATTCAAGATCTCACTGTAAAGTTTGACATGGATATCATGTCTGATAGGTCAATTGTCCTCGCTTTTGACAAGAAGAAGGCGGATGACCGAAAGTCTTGGCTTCTTGAGAGTACGGCAAAAGATCCAAAAGAATTGGAAGTTCCGTATGGAAATGTAAGGAACTTGAGCATCTCAAACTTTGTACACAAGGACCTCGTCAACTTCAGTTTGGCGGACTTGAAGCGTTCTATCGCACACATGGCGGATGGTCTCAAGCCTTCGCAACGCAAGGTTATGTACGCATGCTTCCACAAGAATCTCAAGGATGAGATGAAAGTGGCGCAGTTGGCGGCATTTGTCGCAGAGAAGAGTGCGTACCACCACGGTGAAGTCTCTCTCGCGGACACGATTGTCAAGTTGGCGAATGACTACATGGGTTCAAACAATATCAATCTTCTTGAGCCGTGTGGTCAGTTTGGTACGCGTCTCATGGGTGGTAAGGATGCGTCTCAAACGAGGTATATCTTTACAAAGCTCACAAAAGATGCCCGAAAGATCTTTGATCCGAGAGATGATCCAATTCTCAACTATTTGGATGACGATGGTCGCCCCATTGAGCCAGACTTCTACATGCCAACACTCCCCATGGTTCTCGTGAACGGTACAGAGGGTATCGGTACGGGTTTCAGTTGTTATGTGCCTCCATTCAATCCAAAGGATATCAAGGATAACATTCAAAAAGCACTTGAAGGTCATGGTTTTACTCAAATGCGACCGTGGTTCAAAGGTTTCAAAGGTAAGATTTTCAAGGAGGATGAAAGTGGTTCGTGGATTGCCGAGGGTATTTGGCATGACACCGGGTCACGACTCAAGATTACCGAACTTCCACCTGGACGGTGGACTCAGGATTACAAGGAGTATTTGGATACTCTCATGGAAAAGAAGGTGATTACAAACTTTACAAACAATTCCACGACAGATGATGTGGATTTTGAAATTGTGGGTTATTCAGGAAAAGACTTGGTCAAGGATCTCAAGTTGAGAAAGAGTTTCCACACTTCAAACATGCATCTCTTCCACCCCACAAAAGGAATATACAAGTACAACTCCCCCGAGGAAATCCTAAAGGACTTTGTGGATTTGAGACTTGATCATTACAAGAAGAGACGGGAACATCTCATCAAAGTTCTTCAAACGAAAGCTACGATGTGTGGCTACAAATCTAAGTTTGTCACGATGGTCATTGAGGGTGACATTGTGGTTTTCAAGCGAAAGCGGGATGACCTTGAACGACAACTCTCCCAACTCTTCCCCAAAATTGGGGGCACATACGACTACCTTCTCAACATCAAGACGGTTCAATACACCGAGGAAAGTGTCAGAGAACTTCTCAAGGAGGCAAAACAGGCGAGAGATGAACTTGAGATTATGAAAAAGACAAGTCACATTGATATGTGGAAAATGGATATTAAAAATATGTAGGCAATAGATAGGTATGGGTGAAGCTGCGAAAATTTCGCTCAAAGCTATTGGGAAGCAAGACACTTACTTGCTTTCCAAAGATCCAGACGAGTCGTTCTTTAATTATACGACCGACAAGAGACATTCCGACTTTAGGAAATATCACAGAAACAAGAACATTGTGAGACCCGGAAACGCCACGGTGGGTTGGCCTTTTGGACAAACTCTAAAGGTTGAGTTTAATCCCAGAAATATGGGTGATCTTTTGAGCAATATGTGGTTGAGCATAACTATGCCAGGTCTTAGAAATCCTACGGATGGTAATTATGCGGATCAGCTGGGAAGACATATTCTCAAAAGTGTTACGATGTATGTTGACGATATAGAAGTTGAGAAAATCCATGATGATTGGGGGATTATCTATGATGACCTTTATTTAGAAACATCGGAAAAAGTAGCAAATAGATTTCTTGTAAACAGAAACCTTGGTTTTGACGACGCACCTCTCGTAGGATTTCAAGATGAAGCGCAATACGACGCTGATGTAGTCATCCCAATACACTTTTTCTTTTCGCGGAAATTTGCGAGTGATGAATACGACACGAATAAACCAAATCGTCCATACTTTCCAGTTTGCTCCGTGTACCGTCAGAAGATTGAGTTTGAACTTGAGTTTCACAAGGCGTCATTCTTTACGGACAGAGATTTGGTTACAAACCCCATTCAACTTGATTCATTTAACATTGTGACGGAAGAGATCACAGTGAGTCCCGAGGAGAGAAACTATTTGATGAGTCAGAGACAGGTCTTTATTACGGATCTCGTTCGTAAACATCCAACAATTGTGAGTGATTTGGGTAAGGATATAATACGAAACAATCTAGTACCAAATATACCTGTAAAATGTATTCATTGGTTTCTACGAAATACAATATTTGAAAACGAAGATGAATCAATCGGTGATCCAGTTCCAGCCACCGAGGGGCAGCGACTTTATCAAAACCGCTTCAACTTTTCTTCGGCTCTTGATTTTCAAGGTGAAAATACATTCTTCTATCCACTCATGTCGGAGGCGAGTTTTTTCATAAATGGAAACAAACTTCCAAATGTATCAAAAACAGATCATTCGTATTACAAATATTTAATTCCATTTCAAAAGAGATTGTCTAGACCAATTAGAAATATCTATACATATAGTTTCTCGATAAATCCAGTAAATGTGGAACCATCGGGAAACTTGGACTTTAGTGCGATTCAGTCTGAAAAGACTAATATTGAAGTCAAGATGGATACATCCGTCATTGATATCAATACAGAGACATTTTCATTGCACATGTACTACACAGGTTATCAAACCTTTGTTTTTGACAAAGGGTTTATGTCAATTGCTTATTAAAAAGTTTCTCTTTATTATTACTGATGTAATCAATAATGTTGTTCTTAATACACCATTTGATGAAATTCAATTGAGCCAATGTCGTTTGAATTTCATGAGATGTACCCGGAACTGTGTAACCAAACTTTTGTGACCGACAGAATGGATCAAAAAGTTGTTTACTGTAGCCATTGAGACTTGATTTATAGGCACAGTGTACCGTAAATAACTTACCATCCCCAGTTTGATAAGATGTATGATTCTTCTTTGCGTAGTTTGTGATAAACCACTCCAAGTTACGGAGAGAGATGCCACTCGTTTTGTCCAAAATAGTCATTAGTGTAGTTCGATTCTTCTCTTCGTTATAAAAGTTGTTGATGGATGATAGTAGAATATCGTTCTTGCTCATTACTATACTATGCTATTCAAATCTATAAGCTCCTTTGATGACTCGCACCCTGGACACCCATGCACAAACATCTGATCTGGTCCGTGATTGTGTAGGTTTGAACTCGAGAAAGATCGTTGACATATTCGTTCCCCCTGTGTTTTATGATGACGGCAGTAGCCATTGTACACCGCCCTAAAAGTACACCGATGACCACCCGCCTTTGTTCCCTTGCAAGTTGTACTTGTAAATGTTTCTGGAAGCTCCTTGAGTAAAAGTTCAAGTGGGATTCCGTGCTTTTTTGAAATCTTTTCAGCATACTCATTGAGAATTGCATTTACCCTATCTTCCAATTCATCATCAACAAGCTTTGTGATTTTTTCATTGAGGCTCATTCTTACTTTGTGTTAGCTCGTAATTTTTAAATAGGTCTTCAACGGATTCTTCTTTTTTCATTCTCGCATCCTTAAGGCGTCCTCTCAATATCGGGAGAGTGCCAACCTCTTCCAAACCAAGACGCTTACATTCGGCAATGAGCTCGTCTTTCTTCATACCACTGAGGGATGGGAGTTTCGGTGGTTTTACTGGTTTGTGTTGATTAATGATTTCACCAAAGATTTCTTCCTTCACATTTTCATACAGTGGATCTAGAAGATCACAGACAGGGTTAAGGAACTTGTTAACAAAATAATAATGATAGTCAACATGTACGCCATGTTCCTCTACATACTTTGGATCTTCGGCTTTTTCATACGCTTTAGCTTTGGGATTTTCCGTTTTTGTGAGCAAATACGGAACACGATCTCCAGATTGCGGCTCAGACCCTGGCTTTCGTTGGCGCATCTTCGTGACAACTTGTACATGTGACTGGTTGATATTCACACTCTCAGAACTCGTAACAGATACATTCTTACCCCCAACTTTGTATGTATCTGAGAGACCTTGACTAAGAATAAGCTTTTCGTTGGGGACATCCCCCGAAAGGAGCTCAATCGCTCTTTCTTTTGCTAACTCCTTGGGTGGACCAGGGTCACTGGATGTCAGAACTACATCCAAGAGTTCTTTACAAACTTCTCTAACATGGGGTGTATTGTCTCTGCGAACAACTTGAAGTCCCTTAATGTCAATGTAGTCCATGTGCATTTTATCATCTTTACCCTTCGTCCAAAGCTTGGCGGCATACCGCTTCTTACTATAGAGGAAATATGGCCAATAAACCTTTTCAAGTTCCAAGTTATTAGGTTTCTTGAAAAGGGCGCTACACTCCTCGGCAGCTCTCTCTCCAACTTCCCAACTGTACGCGATAGCATCCTCCCCCTTGCGATCACCCACGTCGAACTCAACCATCACTGAATCCGTGTCCCCGTATCTCACCTTTGCCCCTGGAAAGTTTGCTTCCACATAGTTCTTTGTTTCCTCAATCATAGAGCGACCTTTACATGTTGTCGTAGAAGCGATTGGGACACATGGTAGAATACCTTTACCAGCTCCAGTAAAACCATAAACGGAGTTCATTGAAATCTTATAGGCTAACTGTTTACCATTGTAGACCTCTTTCATAAAGCCGGTAGCATTAGCCATGTCGCGCTTAGCCTGCTTACGGAACTGCTTAAGCTCGAGAAGAATGCTTGGTAAGAGACTTGGAACATCTTGCGCAAACTTATAAGTGCGATCGGCGACACGGAAGGTTTCATATGTAATCCCTGGTACATTACCATACTTCTTTTCATCCATAACATACGACGAATAACATAAGTTGTGCGCCATCATGATAGATGGGTACAGCGCTTCAAAATCTAGAGCTGTAATCGGGGTATAATACGCCCCTTTTTGGGCGTCCAAAACTGTAGCGCCTTCGTATGGTTCTTCGGGAATTGCTCCATACCGAATAGTTGGAACCATGAAGCCCAACTCCCGAGCCTTCTTCGTGAGTTGGGAAAACACCTTGATTTGCTGCCCTCGTTCCACAAGGAAATTCGCAGGAACCCAAGTAGCCTTAGCCATCTCAACCAAGTTCAGGAGAGTACAAAGCTTTTTCATGAGTTTGTGTGGGAGGAGGGTATCCTTGATACAATACTCAGCAACTTCCCTCAATTTGACGGGGTCTTCCTCTCTGTAACGAGCGAACATCTCCTTGGGAGCCATATCAATCTTTTGATCTCCAAGGTACAACTTTGATACATTATCCAATTTGTAACTATCAAGTTTGTATCCTTTCTTGATTTCGTGGAACATATCAAAAATGAAGCGACCAGACATTGGAAGAAGCTTCAAAAGATTGTCACCGAGAGCACTTGAAGAAAGTTTTTTAATAACAAGTTCAGACTCTGTATCTTTGAGCTTCCCCAAGTTGAAGAAACTATAGTGACACCCATTGATTTGCGCACGCTTGTAGATATATTCCATATCAAAGCCAAAAATATTCCACCCAGTAATGACATCTACATCCTTTTTGTGTAGATACTTGTGAAACGCCTCTAACATTTCCTTTTCGGTTGAAAAGCTCAATATATTGGATCCCTCCAGATTGGGATCTGTTTGTTTGTAACAGAGGCATGTTTTATCATATGGTTCATCAGAACCAAACTTACACAGGGAGATTGCAATTTGAAAACAAGCATCTCCGGGGATGTTTGCATCAGGAAACTTACCAGTAGAACTGTTACATTCAATATCAACGGATGCTACAACAAACGGCGCAACATCATCTCTCGCCACTGGTTTGAGAGTAGTCCAATCATTACAGAACAAATCCATATCAACATTTGCGAGGTGTGAACGAATGCATTTATCACCAGTCTCAAGCCATCCGGTGGATTGGATTCCAGTGCGATGCATCAGGCGCAGCACTGGATCAA